TCAATATATTAGGCGAGTCCGTGCTGACGCTCGTGACCCACTTTGTAGCGTCCTAGAGGCCGCTGGTGTCCCTGTGGAGGACGATCTAATGTCCCCCAGTACACGGGTATTCTCCTTTCCTATAGCGTCTCCTGAGGGCGCTGTGACAGCCTCAGACATGGGTGCTATGGAGCAGTTGGATCTCTGGGAGATATACCAGGATTACTGGTGTGAACACAAGCCATCAATGACCTGCTACTATCGTGATGAGGAGTTTTTAGAGGTGGGACAGTGGCTGTACAACAAGTTTGATAAGGTGTCAGGTATCTCTTTCCTGCCCTACTCAGACCATACGTACCAGCAGGCACCGTACGAGCCTGTAGATAAGAAGACGTACAACCAGCTTGCTAAGGACTTCCCTAAGGAAATATCGTGGGATATTGAAGAGGCCAGCGATATGACTGAGGGGTCACAGCAACTGGCCTGCACAGGTAACAACTGTGAGTTATGACATGAAGAATATAGAGTAACCTTCCCTTTTGCCTACGTCCTCTGGCTTGTCTTTCGGGTCATGGGGCGTAGGTATTCCTTCCGCTTGCATTTTCTTAACACGCTCTTTTGACTTCTGGCACATACTGTGGTAGTCGATAGAGGTGTACTCTACTGTGTGCTTATCTTTGTTCTTCATTGTTTGACACTCCCGCTGTTAGCATACCTGTTCTGGCTATATTCTCAGCAGCAGTCGCATAGTCCTGTAACTGAGGTTGCCCTTTGTAATCTCTCATAACTCTGGATTGATACTGAACATCACTTTCACCCTCTAACCTACGCATCCCTGTCAACTCTTCAATACGTCTAGTATTTACATTGACTTCTGGCATATCTTTTGCTGCGGTGGTTTTACTGCCTAACTCAAAAGAGTAGATTGGTGTGGTGTTGATAAGGGCGTTCCCCTCGTACGGGTCCATTCCCATCATGTCGTGCCCGTCAGAAATCATAGTGTAAACTCGGTTATTTTTAGTATCAATAGCGACCCAATCGTTTACACCGCCGAGGTCATAGGCTGTAGAAGTGTGACTATCTGAAAACGAAAGCACACCGTTACCGCGATCTCGTAGCCGCGCTGGAGCAGCTTCTTCAAAAAAACTAACAATCATCTGCTGGTTGTCAGTGAGTTTTTTACCTTCGTTTGCCCTTTTCATCGCGGTGTAATACTGCTTGATTAGCGCACCTTTAGACACTCCAGTTTTAGTAACTAATCCCTTGGGAAGCCTGCCAGAGTTTACCGCCTCGCGTATTCTAGTATTTTTAGCGTGTTTAGTAACAGTAACGAGATTTTGGTAAAAATCAAACGCTTTAGCATCAGGCATAGCTTGCTTTGCTAAGTCTAATACAGAGCTGCTTGCCAACGCTGCAACTGATCCTGAGCTTTGTACTCTACCTAGCGCTTCTCCTTGTAGCCCTTCTCCTGTTTGTGGTCGTCTAACAACAAGAGACGTTCCTCCGGGAGTTGTGCTAGTTCCGTGTACAGCATAAAGATGCTCCATAGCTCCATTAAGGATGTTTTCAGGGACTTCTTCATAGGACGCGAGGCCTGACTTTACACGATCTTTATTAGACATATCAGTCCAATCTTGTGCATATCTCTGTACTTCAATGGTGTTACCCATTACCGTGTTAAAATCTGGTTCAGTCAAGCGTTTTTGCTGTGCGTCCATAAAAGCACTGGCTCGCGCGTTAGCTCTAGCAACATTAATACCAGCAGCTCCTCGGGCAGTTTGGTCTACATACTCTCTAGTCCTCGCTGCTCCTGTACCCATAACACGCCTACGCGCAGCCCCGGACGGAGTAAACAGCTGATTAAGAGCATCAACTCCTCCGGGAATTGCTTGTTTGGCTGTTGCTGTTACTTTAGATAATGGATCAGGACTCCCGTAAAACCCCGGTATTTCTGTCGGCGTGTTGTCAGCTACGGCGTTTAATCCTTTGCCGAGCATAGGAGTGCCGCCTTTCATCAGGCCTATATTAAGGAGATTTTCAAGCGACTCTGCTGCTCTAGGGTATTCTTGAGCAACTTGCTGAACTTGCTGACCAACCCCAGTTTGCATCAAAGCCTCGGTTACGCCTAGATTGGGAACCATTGTACGCAGTGCTCCCGACAAGGGAGACAACAACATACCAAAACCACCAGCAACATCAGAAGTGGCACCTGTACCAAAGTTTATTGCCGCTTCAGAATACTGACCGTTGCGTAAGTTTTGAAGTACTGCTTCTTGATACTCTTTAGCCCGATCACGTTTTGCCTGACCTTCTGCAAAGTCTTCATACATATTTACAAACGGAGTCGATACAGCATCAATAAAAGGCTCTGTCACAGCAGAGCTGTAGTTTCTCTCTGTTTGTCTTGCCTGTTGCTGATATTTTTTACGTATCGAATAGAAGTCACTCATCTTCTTCTGACTCCTCAAATTGTCTGATCTCGTTCATCATGTCTACGAGAATCAGCCTGTCCATTTCAAGGGCTTCTAGAGTTGTTGGGTTGTTAGCCATCTTGATTGCTTTGTTTGTAGCAGCTACTAGCTCCGCAAAAGCCTTTAATGTTGCTGCTTTACCGTGCCTGTTTATTGTTCTGCCTAAGTAGCCTACACCAATTGATCCAGCAACGGTTGCTGCTACAGCAGGATTCAAAGCTGCAGTTGCTGTACCAATAATACCCAGAGCAGTCTTAGACAAGCTAACGCCTGTCTCTTGCTTTACTAGACCCAGCGCACGTTGTACAGCGTTTTTGCCCTCTCGGTTACGCTTGTTCACTAACGTATCTAGACCGCTGAGAGTCCTGTGTTGTTGATCCAGAAGATGATGAACTTCGTCGCCTTTTGTGTTACGTTTTAAGTGTTCATTAAGAACATTACGTACGAGCCTAGCGGCTTCTACTTTGTACGTAGCAACGTCAGCATCTAAGTTTGTTCCTGATTTGTGTATAGCTGCATCTAGTCTTTTTCTAGCTCTCAAAACACCACTTAAGTCTGTGCCTTCCTCTTTAATTATCTGAAGAGCGAGGTCAGTCAGCTGTACGAATTGATCTTGAGCCTGCTTAGACGCCAACTTGTAAACATCGCTGCCAGTAAAAGACGCCAAAGAAGAATTGTACTCACTGACTAATTCGTCTACATCTATTGCTCTATTCTGGCTTTTTATGTAACGCTCCAGAACCGTAGCTTGAGACTTAACGTGATCTTGCATAATTCTAAAGTTTTCACGTATACCGCCGTACGGTTTAATTCCCGGAATCGTATAGACCACTTCAATCATAGTGTCTTCAAACTCGTTGGGTTCCCAAACATAAGTTCCCAAAGGTCCACGCTTAGATTCTAGGTCACGAGTGCCTAGAGATTCTGGCTCAAACATATTGATGAGAGCTTGTTTTTCTTTAGTATGTTTAGACTTTAATGCAGCACCTTTAGCTGCTCTAGCGAGGGCGTCAGCTTTTCTGTCTAGATTTACTAAATCGACTCTGGGAGAAAACACGGCCATCAGGTCAGCGCCTGTCCCTAAATTTTCAAACACTTGTGTAACAAACGCCTTGTTGTTTTTTTCAAAGTTTTTATATACATCGTACCCAGACGAAACCGCTGTCATAAACTCTTGACCTGTCGGAGTAGACATAAGCTCTTGAACACTCGACCCTGCGGTTTCTAACGCCTCTGAAAACCAGTTGCGTATAGAAAGAGGAATCAGCGGCTCAACAGCATTAAACGCTAGTTCGCCAGCAGTACGGGCCGCTTGACTTATGGCTGTCCCAGCAACGTCAGACACACCTATCTCTCCAGAGCCGGGGACTCCGGGAATAACCATAGATTGCTTTGCCATCCTGCGCGTAAACTCAGGAACAAACTCTTCAATAGGGCCAGCAAAGTCTGCTTCAGCGTACCTACGAGCTACTCCCTCGGCGTAAGTCTCCTCCTTCGGTGCAACATACTGCTGCTTGGCAAACCTGAGTATCTGCTCTTCTGTAGCGCCCTCAGGGTGGTTTACTGTCACAGTACCGCCATCAGGAGTATTAACAGTAGTCTGAGGCATTACTCTGCTCCTTGAATAGAAAACCCTGCAAACTCGTCATCTTGTGTAAACTCAGGAACGATAACTGGCGGGTAAAACACTAACGCACTTTCCTGCTCTGCACCTAGTTTACCTTTTACTGAAGTTCTCACGTTGTTGTACGAGTTAATTTTACGTGCAGCAGCTTCACGGTACTCGTTAAGCATCCGCTTAATTGTGTTAGCGTCCAGAGTAACATCACCGGCAACAACCTGTCGTGTAAATGCCAAGTCTTTGTCTGACAATCCTGTGCCAGAACCCAAGTTAGTAATGTAGTCTGCAACTCTTTTAGCTGATTCTGCTAAGAAAACTTCGGTCTGCTCAATAGGCAAGTCATCGACAGGAATACCGACTGACTTCATAAATTTAGAAACCTGTAAGTTAATGTTAGCAAGCGTTCCCGTAAACATCGTATCAATGTCACCTATGACGTTGTTAATGCTTCGGATACTCTCTTCAGACTTCTGGGCTTGTTGCATTAAATCAGCAAACGATTCTGCTCCTAAGGTTGCTAACTTTTCTCCCATAGTTCCCGTAACATTTTTTATAATCGACTCATTAGGAGCTTCACGTAGACCTGCCGTTTGAGGGTCCGTAAGAACACCATCAATCACTATCATACCGTTGTCAGTAACTCTGTAAGCGCCTGTATTTCCTTGGTCGTCTACAAACATCTCAACATCGCCTTTCTGAAGGTCTTTGTACGCTTGGAACTCCTGCTTTGACATACCCTTCAAATCGAGCTTGCCTACAAACGTAGGAGAATATCCAACGCCTAACAAAACACGTCTACGGCCCTGTTCAGAAAGATCTGGCATTGTCTCCATTTGCCGCTCATTAAGCTGATCCTGTAGAGCCTGAAGCCTATCAATGCTGGTAACAAGACGCGCCTGCCTAGCTAACTCAGTCAAACCCATGCTTTCAGCTTGCGAGGCAACAGACTCCTTTAGAATAGACATTTGTGCTTTTTCTGCTTCGGATAACTTACGATCTCTAGCTTGGGCAGCCAAAGCCATAGCCTCTTCCGTTTTACCCATTTGTAACAACTGCTGTGCTGCTTGAGTCATCTGTTGAGACGTAGCATCAGGAGATATAGCAGCCCCATAAATGTTCGAAAGCTGCTTTTGCTGTTGCTCTTGCTGCCTCTGCATACGCATGATGCCGGGAGTCTGACCAACGCTACGAGCAGCCTCAAACAGCCCTTGTTGATATGAAGGCTGCAGGAGTCCCTGTAAAAATGTTTGTGAAAATCTAGCCACGATTAGCCTCCTAACATTTCAATAATAGGAATTACGTATCCGTCGTCTTTAGACCCTACCGGACTAAACATTCCACCAAACAAACCTGTACCCAAACCGCCTAGCAAGTTAGCTCGTGCTTGTTCAGCAATCAGTCGAGCCTCAAGACCACTCATCATAGTCTCACCGTACTGACCTGCACCGAACAACTGAGCCTGTTGTTGCAACTGCGGGTACAACTGAGTAGCTTGCTGTACGTTGAGCAACTGTGCTTGTGGTACGTATGCTCCAGCCAAAGCGCCAAGAGCCAGCTGCTGTTGAGCTTGCTGTAATCCTAAACCGCCTGACAACAATCCTTGTCCCGCTGCAAGAGACTGAAGCGCCTGTTGTTGTTGTGCTGCACCAAGAGCCTGCCGTTGTGCTGCAAGACCACTACCAAGACCAGCGTACTGTGCGCCTAGGCCAGCCTGTTGTGCTTGTAAAGTGCCTCCTAGCTGTGCTTGCTGACCAAACATACTCCCAAGAGTTTGTGCAGTGCCTAAAGCCTGTTGACGTTCTGCCTGTGCTTGCTGCATAGCCGCCAGAGATGCCCTGTTTTGTGCTTCCTCTTGCGCTTGAGCCATCGCAAATTGCTCTGGTGTACCACCAAACATAGCTGTACGTACACCCAAGCGTCCTTGTTGCGCTAGGCGCTCTTCTAATCCAAGCCTTTGTCGTGCTTCTTCAGGACGTTGTGTAGCCCTTATACGCTCGTAAACGTCTGCTTCACGCGCTGCTGTGGGCGTTAGTACGTCCATTGCTGCTTGACCAGCTAAACCGCCGTATTGCTGCCGTAAAGCCTGAACGTCTTCTGGTTGTGCTCCTGCCGCGCCCATGAACTGACCGCCCAAGCCAAACGCTTGTTGGGCAGCTGCTTGTTGCTGTCCTAAACCAAAAGGATCTTGCTCATACAAAGTACGCCCTCGCCCCATTAAACGCAATCCTGCGGTTTGAGAAGAAGGAGCGCCTACAACACCGCCAAGTCCTTGTTGAGCTTGACTCATAAGACTTTGTTGTAGTTGTTGTTCTGCTGGAGACAAAGTAATACCCGCCTGTAAAGCAGGAGCAGCCCCAAAAACGGTTTTGTAAATTTCCTCGTTACTTAATCCATCTAATCTTGGGTCACTTTTTGAAACGGGAACATCTCCAGACGGTCCTCTAAGTGTTAATATATCGTCTGTTTCTGAGACAACAAAATCAGAAGGCCCAACACCAAACCGCCCACCAGTAGCCGTTGTCACAGTAAACGGCCTAAACTGGGACATATCCAGCGCGGTTTGTGCTAGCTCTAAAGAACCGGGAATACGCTGACCGTCAATGTCTTTACCTAGTACTGCTTGTTCGCCAATAGATTGAAGGCGATCATAAGCAGACTTAGTTAAAAGACCTCCACCAGCAACAGATCCTATTCCAAAAAGTTTTTGTAAGATCTCGTCCATTAGTAAGTACCTCCGTCAATCGTCCCTGTAGACAGCGTTCCCGTAAACGTGAGGTTAGGGATTGTCACAGTACCCGTGAATGTAGGAGAAGCTAAGTCAGCTTTGGTTGCACTGGCTGTTGCGATTGCGTCAAACTCAGTGTCAAACTCACTACCCCGAATAATCTTACCGCTGTCTCCAGAAGGCAAAGTGTCCTTAGCGGTAAAGTTTGTAGTCTTTGTATAATTACTCATACCGTTTTACCTATTAGTGCTAATACGTTGATTTCTTGGAGAGACAGGGCAGATCCATCAATTTCAGCTTCTAGCCCTATTGTAATAATGCTTCCGTTTCCTGTGGCTTGCACAGGGTTTCGTGTCGTTAGTTCTCCACCTGTGAACTCACCGATGCCAAACTCATCAACACCAAAAAACGCTGGTGTCTGGTTGCCTACGGTAAATTCGTAAGTCTTAAAATCAGTGTCTAAGTCATACGCCCACTTCATAAACACGGTAGCGCCACTAGCGCCAACCAGAGTGGGTCGAAGTTTTTTCAACAGCTTAATCTTTGATGGATCACCAAAGGTCAAGCCGGGGCTGTAGTACCTAAAGCGGTACGCAGATGTGTTGTCTACGTATCCTGAGTACGTACCCACGCCATCAGATGTACCAATGTACAGTGTACCGTCTGTGTCTCTTTCAAAGGATTTGTGAGGCACAGAGGTCCAACGTGTTACCCTGTATGCTCCGTTCTCCAGCTTACCCTTGAGATCAAAGCAGTACACTGTTGATTGATCTGGGAAGCAGATAAGATAGAACGAGTTTTCAGGACTGTACACAGATGCAGTCGGTAGTGTTCTGTTTTCTACCAGACTAATAATTTCAGTCTTCACGTTTAGACTCAGGTCAGACAGAGGCAGTGACTTCTCTTGAATTGTTCTGCCAAAGCTGCGTAGCCCTGAGTTAGACATAAACAACACATCTGTACCTGTGTGCTGTACAGAGTTTCTACAGATGCACCCAACGCCAGCAACGGT